CCTGACAGGTCGGGTTGCGGTGGTTTCTTTGCCATGGCCGTCATCATGAACGGATTCGGTGTCGTTTACAACTGTTTTGGCAACTCACGCTGAACAGTCACCATCAACGAAAACCTGTCGTTTGCAGAAAACGGCAACGGTGGCTCGTACAGTGGTTACGACACGCTGCCGACAGCAACCGCAGATGTGATCTCAGCAGCTCAATACACCTTCTCGCAGTACGCTGTTCCAGTGACTTTCTCCGGTCGTGAAACATTGATCAACAGCGGTAAGGAGGCATTGATCGACCTCGTAGAGGCTCGCGTCAAGGTCACTGAAGCAACTATGCAAAATCTGTTGAACCGACATTTCTATCTGGATGGTACGGGCAACAGCGGCAAGAACATCACCGGCCTGGCTGCTGCTATCCCGCTGGCTAATACCCTTGGCACTTACGGCGGTATCAGTCGCGTTACGTCAAGCTTCTGGCGCAATCAAAAGTACCAAGCATCGGTCGATGGTGGTGCCGTAGCGGCTACCGGCACTGCGTTGATCAACCAGTGGAACACTTTCATTCTGAGCATGACACGTGGCACTGATCGTCCAAAAATCATCTTGGCATCGCCCGCCGTGTACTCGCTGTTCCAATCAGGTCTGCAAAACATGCAGCGTGTTTCTGATTCGAGTATGGCTGATGCTGGTTTCGTGACTACCCAGTTCCAGAACATTCCAGTCGTCTTCGATACAAACGCTTCGGGTATTGGCGCGCAGTCTGCTTACTTCCTGAACACCGATTACATGAAATGGCGCACCCACAAGGATCGCAACATGATCGCTTTGGACGACAAGAGTGCAGTCAATCAGGATAGCACTGTCAAGACCTTGGTATGGGCAGGTAACTTGACCATGAGTGGCCCGCAGTTCAGCGGGATTTACTCGAACACTTGATCTGCTGTTGCAGTCGTACAAAAAGCTCCTTCGGGAGCTTTTTTGTTGGGTGGGTAAATAGGAGAGCAGGGCAATGACGCCACTGCTGTTTGCCACCAGATCGGAGAGCCGCGATAACAAGCGTTACTCGCTCCATCATGGCAGGAGAAATTAATGAATACAGATAACAACCTGAACGAAATCAACCTTGATGTAGCAATCGCGAACCAAGGCGGCATCAATCGATTTGCGGAAGAGGAGACACGCGGCGTTCGTGATCCACGAACTGGCCGACTGATGAAGCATGCCGACTACGGCAGCGATGTGGGCCTAAACGTCAAGTTCACCGTCGAATCAGTCTTTTCCAAGCGCGAGACGTATCTTGCTGGCGGCGTGCCCAAGTACGTCGACATGGATTTCATCACGATCACGATACCCGGCAATCGCGATTTGATCGTACATGCGCCGGTGACCGACTTCTACGAATGGCGTTTTCCTCTGGAATACGCGCAGTTCAAACAAGGTCAAAGTGCAGTCGTGATGGGGACTCCATTGGACTTGTGGCCCGCTATGCAGCCGGCGCAGATCGCAGAGTTGAAGCATCAAGGCATTCGCACGGTTGAACAGCTTGCCGAACTTTCCGATAGTTCAAGCGGCGTGCTGCGCGGCTTCTACGCCATGAAGCATAAAGCCAAGCAGTTTTTAGAAGACGCGAAAGACAAGAACGCCACAGCAATTGTCCGCGTCCAGATGGAAGAGCAGGAAGCGCGTCACAAAGCCGAACTCAAGGCGATGGAAGATCGCTTCGCTGCCATGTTGGCGCAAGCGCTCCCGAAGGAATCCAAGACGGCATCAACTAAATAAGGATTTAACGAGGCGACACAACAACATGGTTCAAAAGACCCTTTTAGAGATCGCGAAGACGATCACCACTGAGCTTGGATTTCCAGCGCCGACCACTGTTGTGTCGTCTACCGATACCAACATTTTAAAGCTGCTTGGCATGATCCAAGCCACTTGCGATGACTTGCTTCGCGAGTACGATTGGCAGGTTTTACAGAAGAGCTACACATTTACCACGACCCCCGGAGTTGATAACTACGCGTTTCCAACTGACGAAGAGCGCTTCATCGGCAGTACGTTCTTTGACCAGAATAATCGCTGGCCGATGATGGGGCCATTGACCGGACCTGAGTGGGAACAGATTAGGGTTTCACAGTTGGCATCAAGCCCATTTATTCGTTATCGGATAATGAACAACCGGATGTACCTTTATCCCGTACCTGGAACCACTCCTTACACTTTCGTCTACGAATACATGAGCAATGCGTACTGCACCAGCAGTGCCGGCGTTCCTCAAAGCGCGTTCCAGCAGGACAGCGACAAGATCGTTCTTGACCATCGTTGCGTGACCTATGGCGCGAAGCTGAAATGGCTCGCAAGCGTGAACATGGATACGACGGCGGCATTGGTCGATTACGCCCGCGCTTTGGAATACGCGAAAAGCACTGACACAGCGCCACGTAGTTTGAACATCTGCGGTCGCACTGGCGGCATCCCGTTGCTCTCGACTGCCAACATTCCAGATACCGGCTTTGGCGGCGTGTAATGGGAAAAACGTCATTCACGCCGCAACAGCGCAGCGCGCAAAACGTGCAGATGCCCGCGCCATTCCGAGGCATCAACACGCTCGATCCCTTGCAGTCAATGGACCCAAGCTACGGGTTAAGCATCCAAAATTTCGTCGCTACCAATCAAGGCTTGGCTGTGCGACCTGGCTATCGTAAATGGGCGACTGGCTTACCGGGAACGGTCACAAGTCTGCTCACGTATCACGGACGTTCCAACGGTGCCAGCAGATTGTTTGCTTGCAGTGGTAGTGGCATTTACGATGTGACCAGCGGCGGCGTCGTGGGCGCGCCTGTCGTGTCTGGACTAAGCGCAACGAACAACTACTGGCAAAGCGTCGTGCAGACGTACACGCAGGCATCAGCGAGCATCCTGATTGCAGTTAATGGCGCCGATGCCCCGCGTCTGTACAACGGCTCTGTTTGGCAGACATGCACTCAGGTCGCAAGCCCTGCGGGCGTCGGCCAGTTCGCGGCAACTGACGCCAATTCCAATCCAGTCAGCATCAGCAATTTCGTCGATGTCTTGCTGCACCAGCAGCGCCTTTGGTTTGTCGCGAACAATACGACCGTGGGCTACTACTGCGACATCGGCCAAGTCGGCGGGGCGTTGCATCCGTTGGATTTCGGCCCGTTCTTTCCGAATGGCGGCAAGTTGCAAAAGCTTGCGACGTGGACGATGGATAGCGGCGGATCGAGTGGCACGCAGGCGATGCTCGTCGGCGTTTCCGACAAGGGTGATGTCGTGGTATTCCAAGGCACGAACCCATCCAGTGCAACTGATTGGTCGATGATCGGTCAATACAAGATTGGCTCGCCGGTTGGTCGCCGTTGCACTACGCAGTATGAAGGCGACTTGCTCATCTTGACTCAAGATGGCCTGAACCCGATGAGCAAATACCTGCAAAGCGCACGCGTCGAAAGCGCATCGGCGCTCACGTACAAAATTTCACCGACCATCAGCAATCTGGTTGCTTCGCTTTCCAATACTCCGGGCTTTGAGGCATCGGTGTATCCAGGTGCAAACGTGATGCTGTTGAACATTCCGCAAAGTCTGCAAGCTAACAATTTCCAGTTCTGCTTCAACACCATCACTCAAGGCTGGACTCAATTTACCGGCTGGCCTGCACAGTGCTACGACCTATTCAACGACGCCTTCTACTTCGGCGGTACGGGCTTCGTGGCACTCGCGTTCATCGGCTATCAGGACGGAGCCGACATCAATGGGGCAGGGGGCAACAACATCATCGCCACGGCCATGACCGCGTTCAGCTCCATGGATGCAGCCTTCGGCAGTGGCGTCGTCAAACACGTCAAGCAGGTAAAGCCGTTTCTGGTCACTGGCAGCTCAAGTCCGAACGTCTATGTGGGCGTCAACACGGACTTCGATCTGACTCCGATCATTGGCAGTGCGACCGTCAATCCGGCCACAGGTGCAGTCTGGGATGCAGCTAAATGGGACGACCCAAATACCACATGGGTAGGCAACCTCACTACTGTGAATCGTTGGACGGGCGTCGCTTCGTACCCAGGCACGTATGTGGCGGTCACGGTGTCCGTGAGTGCGACTGCCGACACTCTTTGGAGCGCGACTGATTTGTTAGTTGCGCCGGGTGGCCCCTTTGCCTAAGCACGTGATCATTACCGACCAGCGGCATGCACCGCTGTTCCTGAAATGGATGCAGGAGCGCATTGGTTGTGTCGGCGACTTTAATGCGAGCGAGTGCAGGACGATTGCCCACTTGATCACGCATGAAGATCGCGCACCCGAAATCCTCGCTGTCGTTGCCATCAATCGATGGAGTCCCTTTGCCTGCGAGGGGAACATTGCAAGCAATGGCTCACGTCGATGGCTTACTCGCGACTTCGCGTTCACGGTTTACGACTTCGTGTTCCGTCATGCAGGCAAAAGCCGTTTCAACTTTACGGTGTCGGTGAATAACACGGCAGCAATCACCATGCACGAGAAATTAGGTCATGTCTTTGCCGCGCGTCTGGAAGATGCATTCGGCGAAGACAAGGATGCGTTGATCTACGGATTGACGCGAAAACAATGGTTGGCAGGCCCATGGTCAAAGCCTTCAAAACATCAGGAGAAATGAAATGGGTCAAGGTACATCACCACCACCAGTAGCACCAGCAGCACCAGCAACTGGCGCACCAAATGCGTCGTCATTGAGCGACAACCAACTGAAGGCGATAACGATGCTTATGTCGCAATTGGGCAAAGGCGGATCGGCTGTACCTGCGGGATCGCAGCAGCAAATTCCTCCCGGCATGCAAACGCAAACGATGCAGGGCGGTACGGTCTTCAATCCGAATCAGCAGCGTTAATTCATTCGTCGGCTACGACAGAAAGGAGTGTCATCACTCGCTAAATAGCAACTGAACTTACATTATGAGGACGCAGAGATGTCCAAAGGATCAGCACCACCAGCACCGGATTACACAGGTGCAGCGCAAG